CTCAGGCGACACACAAAAGTATCGTTCGGTCGTTAAGTGTTTGCCAAAGACGCATGAACTCATATTTGTACTGATGAAGCCTAACCAAAAAGTAAGTAAAAGTACCAAGAATACAATGGCTCAATGGTGTGACAAACACGAGATTCTATGGTATACTATAGACACACTAAAGGAATTAGTTGATTATGTCACTGACACTAGAAGAAATTAAGGAGAAGATTTTGCATTTGTATGACCCTGACGATCTACTAGAGGCGTTACAGATTTCATCTGAGGAAATACTAGACAGGTTTGAAGACAAACTCATACGCAAGTTAGACGAATTTACAGAGGAACTAGAGGATGAGGTTTATGAGTATTGACAACGCGACACCCGCAGAGTGGGATGAGGTGACAAAACCAGAGAAGAAGTGGATCAAGGTAGACGTAGTTGACAAACCAGAGCATTACAACAAGGGCGGCGTCGAGGCTATTGATTACATCAAGCAACAACTAGGCGATGAATTTCGTGCTTACTGCGAGGGTAACGTACACAAGTACATCCACAGATACAAGTACAAGAACGGAGTAGAGGATTTACGTAAAGCCCGTGTGTATCTAGAGTGGTTGATAAAGGAGTTAGTACATGAGTAATGACGATGACACAACAGACCTTTTTGAACTAGAGCCGGGAATGGGAACAAGCTCACTAGACCCTGAACCTAAGAGAACTATGCGTGTAGTAGAAGGTAAGTTTGGAGGTAAGAAAGAAGAAGAGGAACAAGAGATTACCACTGCTGAGTTTCTGACGGCTTTTGCTGCCAAAGCTTTAGTAATGGAAGAAGAGAAAAGAAGTCCTAAAGTAGTTGTAGTTATGTATGAAGACGGGGAGATGTTTGAAGTAGCATCTAATGAACAGTACCCTGATGGTGTCTTTATGTTATTACAATTAGCATCACAAGCAATATTAAACGAGACACTAGGAGTAACAGAATAGATGGACGCATACCAACAGTACATACACAAGTCACGCTACGCACGTTACCTACCAGAGGAACAACGACGTGAGACTTGGGAAGAGACAGTTAATCGTTATGTTAACTACTGGGTAGACAAAGCAGACCTCAATGACTTTGAAGTATCTGAAATCTTCAAGGCTATACATGATCTAAACGTAATGCCATCCATGCGAGCTTTGATGACCGCAGGGGAAGCCTTAGACCGTGACAACGTAGCAGGGTTTAACTGTAGCTACCTACCCATTGACCACCCTAAGGCCTTTGATGAGATGATGTACGTCCTCATGTGTGGCACAGGAGTAGGCTACTCAGTAGAACGTCAGTACGTATCTAAGTTGCCAGAGGTTGCAGAGGAGTTTCATGGAACAGACACAGTTATTAATGTTGACGATTCAAAGGTCGGATGGGCGAAATCGTTTAGGGAACTGGTATCACTGTTGTATTCAGGTCAAATTCCCCAGTGGGACGTTAGCAGAGTACGACCTGCGGGTTCCGCACTTAAAACTTTCGGAGGTCGTGCAAGTGGTCCAGAACCTCTCGTTGACCTCTTCAAGTTTACAGTCGAAATCTTTCGAGAAGCTGCTGGAAGAAAACTTACATCCATTGAATGCCACGATCTTTGCTGTAAGATAGCATCGTGTATTGTGGTCGGAGGAGTACGTCGGTCAGCCCTTATCTCACTCTCTAACTTAACTGATGATCGCCTACGTCGTGCTAAGACAGGACAGTGGTGGGTAGATAGTCCACATAGGGGTCTAGCCAACAACTCTGCTTGCTACACAGAGAAGCCTGACTTTGAGGCTTACCTAAATGAGTGGACTAGTTTGTACGAGTCACGCTCCGGTGAACGTGGTATGTTCTCTCGTGTCGCTAGTCAGAAGCAAGCAGCAAAGAACGGTAGGCGTGACCCTGACCACGAGTTTGGTACAAACCCATGTTCTGAGATAATTCTACGTCCTAACCAATTTTGCAACCTGTCAGAAGTAGTAGTAAGACCTCAGGACACGTTAGCCACCCTGAAGCACAAAGTACGTATAGCGTCTATCCTAGGTACGCTACAGGCTACGCTAACTGACTTTAGATACTTACGCAAGATATGGAAGACTAACACTGAGGAAGAGGCGTTACTAGGGGTGTCACTGACGGGCATCATGGACCATCCTTTACTATCAGGACGAGGTGACAATGCAAAGCTTAAGAAGTGGCTCACAGAGATGCGAGAGGAAGCAATCGAAACTAACAAGCGGTGGGCTGAGAGACTTAACATTAGTCCCTCTACAGCAATTACTGCAATTAAGCCTAGCGGTACTGTTAGTCAGTTGGTCGATAGTGCTAGTGGGTGCCATCCTCGTTTTAGCCCACAGTATATTCGACGTGTTCGTGCTGACGCTCGTGATCCCCTCTGTGTGGTCTTAGAGGCCGCTGGTGTGCCTGTAGAGGACGATGTTATGAACCCTAGTACCAAGGTGTTCAGCTTTCCTATCGCATCACCAGAGGGCGCTGTGACAGCCTCAGACATGGGTGCCATAGAACAGCTAGAGTTGTGGGAGATGTATCAGGACTACTGGTGTGAACACAAGCCGTCTATGACTTGCTACTACCGTGACCATGAGTTTCTAGAGGTAGGCCAGTGGCTGTACAACAAGTTTGATAAGGTATCAGGAATTTCGTTCCTTCCTTACTCAGATCACACGTACCAACAGGCCCCTTATGAACCTGTGGACAAGGCTACCCTCAAGTCACTCAAGAAGGACTTCCCTACTAAAATCAACTGGGATATTAATGAGGAGTCTGATATGACTGAAGGTAGCCAGCAGTTAGCTTGCACAGGTAACAACTGTGAAATCTAAGACATAAAGAAGATAGAGTAACCTCTGTCGTTACCACCTACGTCCTCTGGCTTCTCTTTAGGGTCATGGGACGTAGGTATTCCTTCCTTCTGCATCTTCTTGATGCGTTCCTTAGACTTCTGACACATATTGTGGTAGTCCAAAGATGTGTAGCTTACTGTGTGCTTATCGTCGTTCTTCACGGTTTCCTCCGGTTAACATTCCTGTAGCAATCGTACCGACCCCTGCGTTTATCTGTCGTTCTGCCCTTAGTGCTTCTTTAGAAGGCTGGGCAGTTTCTAGGTCGAACAGACTTTGCTTTACGTTTTTCTTGTCTTTTGGTTGCTCTGGCTTTACCGTTTTTCTCCCGCCGCGTAAGTCGTAGTGCATTGGAGGAGTAACAGAGAGCGCCCTGTTCGGCAGCGCAGACTCTAAGACAGGCCCTAGAACTGGTGTCTTCTCCAAGAAGTTATGTTCGTCAGAGATCACGGCCATGATTCTACCGTCAGGGCTAACCTTTGCTATGTAATTTACACCCCCTTCTGTAACAGCGTTTCCGGTAAAACTTCCAGTTACCCAGAGTCCGTTATTCTTGGCCTTTTCAAGAGTGTTGCTACGCTCTGAAAGAACCCATTTAGCTTTGTCTTTGTCCTTGTTTCTGTTGTCGTTGTACTTTTTGTTCGCGTCTGATCTTTTTTTAGCTTGCTCAAATAACTCCTCAGTAGTCAACTTACCGTCTTTGAACAGAAGTTTAAATGAGGCGTTTACTCCGCTTTTGCTCTGGAAGTCAAAATGGTGCTGACCAGTTACCTGATCTCCTGCCCCTGCGTTCTTAATACGAATTTTTGATCCGGGGGTTTCAGTCAGAGGGCGTCCCCTGCTATCCGTCCACACTTTAGTTACGTGATCGCCAATTATGTCTAGGTCTTTGTCTGAAACACTGAAGGCCCTTCCAGACTCGTAACGACCCTGAAGCTTGTTGCCCTTAATTAGCTCCTTGTACGCACCAGAAGTCACTGGGACAGGCTCAGTTAAGAAGCTCCTACGGTTTATATCGTCAACAGCTTCCGCAACTCCTCCGCTGCCACCGGCCTGTTGCCTGACATTTGTCGTATACTGTGCCTGTGCTACCGCTTTAGCTTGGTCTCGTGGAAGACCAGACTGCCTAGCCTCTCTTGCTACGTCCTGCATTGTTTGAGTGACTTGGTTTTCTCTGAAGTTTGCTCTGGCAGTCGGACTAATGGTTTGCTCTGCACCCCTCACAATAGTGTCTCCCATCCAATCTACGAAAGACCCTACCTTTTCTCTCATGTTGGCTGAAGCTTGCGTGTTTTCTAGTCGTGAAATACGGGGGCCGACTTTAGGTATTCTAGACAACGCTTGTTGGTTTTGCATTATTAACTCATCAACCCTAGTAGGCCTCGCAGCCTTTGACGGTGCGTAGTGATTAGGAATGTAGTTACGTGCGGCGGATAGAGTGTTCCCTGCGATGTCTCCTACCATGTTAGCGGCTTTCAGGCCCCTCTTAAACAACCCAGCGCCTACCGCATTAACGGGGTCAGCAAAAAGGTCTAACCCAGTTTCCACAGCCTCATCAGTTACTGCGGCGGTTCCCCTGTATCCTGCCCTGTTACCCACGTTTACATCGTAAGAGAAATCAGGCAAGCCCCAGCTTTCTTCATCACCTGAGATAGCCTCTTTAAGCTTACGCTGTGGGTAATCCAAAGCAGTCATAGCCGCGTCTGAACCACCCTTAGCCCTCTCGTAACGAGCCTGAGCATAATTACTCTGGTTTCTAGCTAGTCTGTCTAACCACTTCATTCAGTTTCTTCCTGTTGTAGCTCAGACTCAATCTGCTTGAACGCAGCGTTGAGATACGTGTAAATCTCTTTGCTGTCCCGTTGCAACATACTACGCTTCACTGGATCTTTTGTGGACTGTATTGCTTTCTTAATTTCGCCAAACATATCACGCTTGAGATAAGCAATTTTAGCTCTTACTTTTGCTGGGCTGGGACGCTTAAGTTGGTTTTTAATGTAAGCATACGGGCCTACTACTGCTGTGCCACCTAAGACATAAATGGCGTTGCTTGCGACACCTAGCGCCGTACTCCCAGCGTACTTCTGAAGACCTAATGAGCTAATAAATCGACCAAAGCGTGTCTTAGCTTCTGTAGCTGCCTTAGCATTCAAAGCACCTAGAGAAGGTATAACCTTAGACATTTTAGAGAATAAAGTTCCTGCTTCGGGTACTACATCAAAGACTGTTTGGTTTACAGCCTTGCGAACAGCCATCGCTGCTAAGTTTCTAGTAGTTAGAGAATCACCAGATAAGTCGTAACCCATCCTATTTGCTCTATCGTCAAACATAGATCGCGTGACACGTAACCCCTGAAGTGTGCCTCCCTGCTCATCCAAAATTGCCAGAGCTTCTTTGTACAAAAGAGCTGTCTCCTGCTTTGCTTGTTTTGAAGACATAAGTTTTGGGTTAGTTGCTACCATTTCGTCAAACTGAGCTTTCATGTTGGCTCTTAAATTATCGTCTAACTCAGCCCAGTTAACTTTTCTTTCGTTCTTTGCTAACATTTTCATTAAGTTAGTTTCTAAAGTATCATAGTACTGCTGAAAGGCGTTGTGGTTTGCCTGTAGAGTCTTGTTACCAGAGACTCCTGCGGACTTAGCTATGTCTATAAGCTCTAACTGTTCAGCAGACGCTAGTTGTTCTTGAGTACCTAATACTCCTTTAGGATCTTCTGTTAGCCTTACCTGTTCAGGGGTTTTCTTGTCGCCCTCAAACAAAACTTTGTATACGTCTGCGTCACCTCCAGCTAGAGGCTTAACTTCGTTACGCATACCTATACGCTCTAGCTTCATAGGTTTTACTTTCTGTTTAACAAGTGGCCCTGCACCTTTAGTAAATCCTAAGTCCATGACAGCGACAAGATTGGCGGCTTCGTTAGGATAGTTTGTTTCAAACTCTTTCCACGCATCCATGCCTTGACCAGCAGCGTTCCAAGCCATCTGCCCACCCTTGGTTTGCATCAATGCCTGAAACTGCTCTGCGGCCCCTTCCTTGAGTCCTTCAGGGAGCATAGCCACGCCTTTTTCTGCACCAAACATAACCATCTCAGATGCAGAGTCAAAGGCCATTCTGAGGGGTGTAGTGACTGTCTGCAAAAGAACAGACGGTAGGTTTGTGGACTGCCTGTACTGCTCCTCAAGTACCGCAGGATCACTCATGGCTGCTGAGATACTAGCCGCTGTAGGTTGGCTCTGTCTTAACCTCTGCATAGTCTGGGCTTGTCGTTCGACTCCTCTTTGGTAAGGCTCAGAGAAAAACCTGTTCCACAGAGAAGATCCTTCTGTCTCTACGTCAGAGTTATCTAAGTCTACTGCGTCACTCTCAAATGCCCTAGAAAACGCTGATTCGTCATCAATCACCATTTCTTTCTTCTGCTCTTCAGACACCAGAGGTTCGCCTTCAGCAGGTACGCCAAAGGCTCTGTCAAATGCTTCCATATCTTCTGCAAGAGACATTACGTTAAGCTCCTATCTTGACAAATTTACCGTCTACAAGTTTGTATCTAGTCCCATTTGGTCCGTCAGGGGCGTAAAAGACCGTCCCTGTCTCAGGGTCTTTGTGATAACCTACTGCTTTGTACTCAGGCCTACCCCACTCAATAGCGTCAGCGGCAGCAATACCAGAGGCCAGCTTCTGCACATTCAGCAGATGTCTTTTAATGGTGTTTAGTGCCTTGATCTGCGCCTCAGCCGACATACCTGTATAAATAGCATCAAGGCTAGACTGTAGCGACATAAATTCAATGTTAGAAATTTGTCCTAAGCCAGTACCTGATGCTCCTGACTCAGCAGCTAGACGCTTCATTTCGTTGATCTGGTCAATGCCAAGTCTAGCTCTGATAGATAGAAGTTCTTTTTCTCTGTCGTATGCGGGAGTTCCGGGGACCATTGAGGTCACCCCGCCTATAAACCCTGTTTCTGTGTATCCGGGGTCCATCAAATCATCAAGGTCTTGGATGAAGTTGGTGGTTTGCGCAATGAGGTTCAAAGCGGCATCACGGTCACCCTCGCCTTTTCCGGGTGGGTCCAACGTGCCAATCAATGTTCCATCATTAGCGTTTAATATACTCACTGAACCATCTTCACGCTCTACTGTTTTTATTCCTTTGTCAGTTGGCTTCTCAGGCTTAAACCCACGTTCAGCAATAACCTCTCCTGTCTTTGGGTTTACTAAAGCAGCGCCAGCAGATAGGGTAACTGGTTCTTGTGTGCCACCAGATCCTGCTTCATAAGCCGCCATAATTTGCGCTTGTGTTCCACCTTGTGTAATAACAGAATTAATACCTTCTCGCATATCTTCCAGAGGCACACCACGGGCTGCTCCTTGGGCAATAGCCATCAGACCGCCTTGAGCGCCCCGTTGACGATTTGTGTCTTCTTTAGCAGTAGCCCTAGTAGCAGCATCTTGAAACAACTTAGCTACTTCAGGTTGCCCACCTGCGGCGTACTTCTGAGACATAGCCGTTAGTTGTGCAGGGTCATTAGCGTACTGCTGTAGTAACTGCTGTACTTCAGCCTGAGATTTCACACGGCTCTTCTCAGCCATCATAATGCCCGGAGTTGCTCCCACGCCTTTAGCGGCCTCAAACAAACCTTGAGAGTAACTAGGATTAAGGAGTCCTTGTATAAATTGATCTGAAAACTTAGCCATGCTTAGACTCCTCCTAGATATACAGCAGATGATGCTTCAGGTATCTGACTGTAGTCTACCATTAAGTAACCGTTGCTATCTTTAGATACTGCGGAAGGTCTAACCTCTGCAATCTCTTGTGCAAGAACACCAAAGGTCATGTTGTTGTTAGAGAACTTCTGTCCTTCTTCGTTCCAATCCCAAGTGTACAGATTAATACCGTTAACTGTAGCAACCTTGTCAATGTTAGTCTTCAGTCTAACGTCTGATCCTAGTAGTGAAGTTATTAATGAAGTGACACCACCTGAACCAGTAGACACAGGTTGCGTAAGACCACTTAAGAGTCCTGTGCCCACCTGACCCAAGAGATTAGCTCTAGCTGTCTCTGCGGCCAAACGTGCTTGGATACCACTCATCATGCCTTCACTGTAGTTACCTACTCCGTACTGTTGTGCTTGTTGTTGTAACTGCGGGAACAAAGAAGTAGCATTA